ATGCAAACCAGCAAAGGAATAGAATTGGAGCCTGTTGCAATTGAAGTATGCAAAAATGTTTTGGGGTGGTTTGACGTTCCGGAAACAAAAACCAGATTTATCAACGAATGGATAACAGGAGAACCGGACGTATTGACGCCAACTGTTCTTGCAGACGTTAAATGTTCATTCAGCGCTGATACGTTTCCATGGTTTGAAAAGGAATTAAAAAACAAAAATTATTTCTATCAAATGCAAGGTTATTGTTGGGGAACTGGAATGCCAGAAGCGGAATTGGTTTATGTATTATTGACAACACCGGAACGAATGGTATTGGATTTAATCAATAAGGAAGCGTGGAAAATGTTGCCCGATCCAAAGTTTGAAAGATATTCTCAAGATGAGATTTACGATATTGCAGAGCGTGTTATAAGATCAAAGCATAATTTCGAACAAATTCCAATCGAAAAAAGAGTGAAAAAATATATTGTCAAAAAAGATGAAAAGGTCATTGATGAGATAAAAGAACGAATCGAATATCTAACGCCGATTTATAACGAAATGTTTAAACAAATATAAATACAATGGAAATAACCAAATTAACAGGAAACGTGCATTTAGTAGGCCAGACGCAACAAAAAAGCGAAAAATTTAAAAGCCGTGAATTAGTATTAAAAACGGGCGGCGATTACCCACAATTTATTTTAGTACAATTTACACAGGATAAATGCGATTTACTTAATAATTTAACAATTGGCGACTTTGTGAGCGTTAATTATAACATTCGAGGGCGTGAATGGACCAACCCAACAACAGGCGAAATAAAGTACTTTAATTCAATTGAGGGCTGGAGTATTGAGTTAAAAAGCAATCAATCAAACGACGAAAAAACGTTTTCACAAATGAATAAAAAATCCGTTTTGGATAATGACAACGATGATTTACCATTTTAAGCCATGACAGCAAAACATTTATCAAACATCAACACAATTGTCCGCAAAATGATAATTGATCATTTAAACAAAACCGGAATTTCGGAGCATAAATTTGCCAAAAATAGTGGCATTCAACAAAACCAACTTTGGTTGTTTCTTCATTCTGGCAACGACAAAAAGGGGTTGCATTCCGGCACCTTGCAAAAAATAGGTAAATATTTATTTGAAAATTCATAACTTTGAATTGATGTTTTCGAGGTTTGGGGGTTGGTTTTCTGTTTTGCCGGCCCCCTTATCAAATTAAAAAACTATGAAAAAACGATTTAAAATAATACTTGGCATTTGTATATTACCATTGTTTGTTTTGGCGTATTACAACGATAAATTAATAATGTTTCTTTTGCCCCATTTAGAACAACCAGCAATACAAAAATGGTTGCGAAACAATAAATTAATGAGTAATACATTAATTCGATTAGTTGTATTTTGGGCCTCAATAGGCATTTATAAATTTTTAGGTTGGGCAATTGGTTAATTACTTTGAAATATGGCAAGGATTGGAACGCGTTTTATCGGAAGACTTCGATATTTGTATTATTGGTTATTGTTTAAAAACACATCGGCCGGTATATTCAGCAAAAAAAATAACAAAGGTTTTACAAAAAATAACAGATCTAAATAAATACGAGGCCATTGATTTTGTATTAAACACCTTACCAACAACAACAAGCGACAACCAACCAATAATTTGCATTGATTTTGATTTTTAAGCCATGCCAAAACCAACACAAAACGAAACAGAAAACGAATTTATTAGCCGATGCATACCAGAGGTAATAAACGACGGCACAACAAACGACCCACAACAAGCGTTTGCAATTTGCCAAAGCATTTACGAACGACACAATAAAACCAAAGTAAAATGGAACCGCGACACGATTACGAAAGCGAATTAATAGAAGCCATTAAAAAACATAATTGGCACCGCTGGGCGCATATTGATTGGAGCGCATTAAGTTTTGTAAGGTCAACGGCATACGTTCACCATTTAGACAAATCAGACGCAATAAAAGCCGCCTTTGAACATAACAGGTCAAAAAGCACAAATTACCTTTTACAAAAATGGATCAATTCCGACAACGCAACGCTACAAATTGCCGCGTTTAAAATAATTGCCGAGGGCGACGACCACAAACGTTTAAATCAACAATACGTTGAACAACAACAAACAACAGTTGATTTAAGCAACCTGTCAACAGATGAGATAAAAGAATTGTTAAACGGCAATGATTGACAAAAAAACAGCAATTCAAAACATATTACGCGCGGAATTGTCCCGGCGTGAATTTTGGGAGTTTTGCAAGTTTTACGATAATGTTTTTTTTAATGAACGTCAATTTCTTAAATCAATAGCCGACGCGTTCCAACAAATAGAACAAAAAGAAATTAAATCTTTGAGCGTATCGATGCCGCCAAGGGCCGGAAAATCTTATATTACGTCTTTATTTTGCGCTTGGACCATTGGCCGCAATCCGGATAAATCAGTAATGCGTAATACATGCACGGCGACCCTTTACCAGAAATTTAGTTACGACGTGCGCGCCATTGTCAAAAGTGACAAATTTAAACAGGTATTTCCAAACGTTCAATTGTCAGACGACAAAGCAAATTTGCAAGGTTGGAACACAAATTCAAGTAAACAAGTTGGTTATTTTGGCGCTGGGGTTGGGGGCACAATCATTGGTTTTGGTGCCTCAAATGTTGCCATTACAGATGACCTTTACAGGGGCATTGAAGACGCATTAAGCGACACAATGAACGACCGTATTATTCAATGGAAAGAGTCAACGCATGACAGCCGTTTTGAAAGCGGTTGCGCTCGCATTGACATTGGCACCCGTTGGAGTTTAAACGATGTCATTGGCCGTAATATAGAACAATCCATTTACGATAAATCAATTATTATTCCGGCATTAGATGAGCGCGGTAATTCATTTTGTGAGTTGGTCATGTCAACAAACGAGTATTTAGAAAAGCAAAAACGCACGGCGCCGGAAATTTGGGCCGCGGAATACATGCAGCAACCCGTTGACGTAAAAGGCCGTTTGTTTAATGAATTAAAATGCATTGATCCAAACGAATTAAAAGACATTCAAAAGCGCGGTATTGACGGTGCAATTGCTTATATTGACGTTAGCGACCAAGGCAACGATTACACAGCCATGGCAATTTGTCAAATAATCAAATGCGAAATGTACATTGTTGATTACGTTTTTACGCGAGACAATACCGACATAACAATCCCGTTATGCGCTCAAAAACTAAACAAATGGAACGTTAATTATTGCCGCGTTGAGTCCAACGCAATGGGCGCCATGTTTAGCCGCCATTTACAAAAAGAAACCAAAACAAAAATATTACAAGTAAACAACACAACAAACAAAATAACGAGAATTATAATGCAAAGCGCTTGGATAATGAACCGGTTTACTTTTGTAAAATATGACGACCTACAAAGTCAATTATTTATTCAAAATATACTATCATTTAGCAAAGAGGGTAAAAATAAAAACGACGATGCACCGGATTGTTGCGCTGGATTGTCAATATTTATTCAATCAATGTTTAAAAATTTATCATAACTTTGACGAAAATCTAATCAAAAGTAAATGGATTTAAGTTTTTGGGACGCATTTTTTGGTATTGATTCACAAAGTCAAAGCCGCTATATTAACCAAATGCAACGGTTAATGCCTTGGCAAAATCAATTATGGGGTGTTAAAACGCCGGTTTGGATTGACACAAATAATGCATGGGAATGGTTTTTATCAATACCAGAATTAAGGGCCGTAATTGATAAACGCGCGTCAATGATGAGTTCAAATGTTCCTGTTTTATACGACAAAGAGGGCAATGTTGTAACAAATCATTGGTTGAATGACCTTATAAGAAAGCCAAACCCAATGCAAAGTTGGGGCGATGTTGTTTATTCACTTAGTGTAAATGATGCGTTATATTCAAACGCGTTTGCTTATTGTCCGGTCCGAACATTAAACGTGCGCAATTTAATGGTTACGTTACCAAGTGGCAAAATTCAAATTGATTTGAACGGTACCACATTAAAACAAATGGACGTGGACGGTTTAATTAGTGGATTTACATTTAAATACGACGCGCAGAAATACGAAAAGTTAAACATTCAAGACGTTATTTATTTAACGACAGCGGACGGCATGAGCATTGTAAAGCCAACCAGCCGCCTCGATGCGTTGAAATTTCCACTAAGCAACATTAAAGCAAGTTATCATAAAAGAAACGTATTACTTGAAAATATTGGCGCAATCGGTATATTGAGCGCGCAAAATTCAGACATGGGGGGCGTTATTCCGATGACACCCGAAGAAAAACGCCAGATTCAACGCGATTGGTATGGGCGTTCTAAAGACGAGTTAATGATAACAGAAAGCCAAGTAAATTGGACGCCGATGTCGTACCCCACAAGGGACTTAATGTTATTTGAAGAACTAACCGCTGATAAATTGGCCATTATTGATGCGTATGGATTGAATTATAATTTGTTTTCGAGCGACAAAGGCGCAACATTTACCAACGTTCGCGATTCAATTCGTATGGTTTACACCGACACAATAATCCCGGAGACACAGGAAATGTATAACACCATTATGCAACAATTAAAATTAAGCGATGAGGGGTATTATTTAAAGGCTGATTTTAGCCATTTGCCGGTATTACAAGACGACGAGCAAAGCAAAGCAACAGCCGAAAAAACAAAGGTTGAAACTTATTCAGTAATGTTGCGAGACGGCGTAATTTCAAAACAACAATACGCAAACGAGTTCGGTTTAACGCTCGAAACAATCGACAAAGCCGAGGCAATGGCCAGCGGATTGCAACAGGCCCAAACGCAATTAAGGGGGACCGTTGGGGGCTTGGACGGTATTATTAATTTAAATGCGGCCGTTTCAGCCGGTCAAATGACACGCCAAACAGCAATAAATACATTGGTTAATTATTACGGTTACGCGGAAAATATAGCCGCCTCAATGATAACAGAAACACCAACAATATGAAAAAAGAACACAATATATACGATACAAAAACAGCATTCGAATTGAAGGATTTGGACAGCGAAAAAAAGCAAGTCGCTGTATACCTATCTAAATTCGACATGATCGATTCTGATAATGATATAATCAGACGTGGTGCCTTCACGAAATCAATACAAGAGCGTGGTCCGAAAAGCGGTTCTAATCGTCAAATAGCATTCCTACGCTGGCACGATTGGGAAAAGCCAATTGGTAAATTTCTTGATCTGCAAGAAGACGAGAAGGGTTTATTCGCTGTTGGTCAGTTAGGGAATTCTTCTGTTGGTATGGACGCTTGGAATGATTATGCTGACGGTATAATCAGAGAACATTCAATTGGCTTCAAATATATTTCAGATAAAATGAAGTGGATCGAAGAACCTACCCAACCGAATGGTGGTTATTGGAATATAACTGAACTCATGTTATTCGAAGGATCAGCGGTAACATTTGGAGCCAATGAATACACGAACGTTGTTGACGTTATGAAAAGCGAAAACAAGGTTGATTATGTTGAGAAAATAACCGGTGAAATTGACGTGCTAATCAAAGCATTAAGCAACGGCAAAGGAACAGATGAAAGGTTATTCGAAATAGAAATGAAATTAAAATATTTAAACGGTCAGTTAGTTTCACTTGCTAAAAGCGAACCGCAAATTATAAAGCATTCGCCAGAGGTTAAGCCGGTTGTCGATCCGTTTAATTGGTCAGATGTAATAAACAATTTAAAGTAAATTAAAAACAAAAACAAATGGAAAATTTAACACCGGAACAAGTTGTTGAAAAGATCAATGGACTTGTTGCAGAAAAGATGTCCACAGCCGCTACAAAGAGCGAAATGGACGAATTAAAATCACAATTGGAAGGTTTCAAATCTCTTGAAATTAAGAGTGATGAAATGATTAAAGCAATTGCTAAAATGGAAGGTAAATTGGAAGCTATCAATGAGAAAGCGGTTACCAAAACAACACCTAAAAACATAGCACAAGCGTTGTCAATGGCATTCGCTGAAAAACATGCTGATATACAAAACTCAATCAACGAAGGAAAGAAATTCAATCTTGATGTAAAAGCCGCTGGTGATACTACAATCACAGGTGATTATACTGGAAACATTGCATTGAGCGTATTGGAGCCTGGTGTTAACCGATATAAAAGACCAACTATCAAGGTAAGAAATATCGTTAACAGCGGAACAACAACAAGCAAATTTGTTACTTACGTTGCGCAAACAACAACATCAACGAGCGTTTGGACGGCTGAGGGCGTTGAAAAAACTGTAATTGAGCCTAAATACGATGAAATTTCTGAAGAGGTTAAAAAGATTGCTGGAACTGTGCGCGTTTCAAAAGAAATGTTGTCAGACCTTGCGTTTATTCAATCTGAAATTAACAACGATTTAATGGAGTCAATCGAGGCCGGAATTGAAAATAGTTTGATCAATGGCGCGGGCGGTTCAGATTTGAACGGTTTGTTGTCTATTGCTCAAATTTTCGCGGCTGGTTCTTTTGCGGGTGCGGTTCCAAATGCAAACCTTACCGATGTTGTGAGAATTGCAATTGCACAAATTCAAGCGGCTAACTTTGAGCCAACACATGTTGTATTAAATCCGGCTGATTTTGCGGCAATGCAATTAACAAAAACCACAACAGGTGAGTACACTTACCCAATGTTTTTATTGGACGCAAACGGCCAGCATTTAGTTGCTAATTTGCCGGTTGTTACAACTTCATACATGCCAGCGGGAACATATTTAGTTGGGGACTTTTCAAAATCAAATGTAAGAGTTCGCGAGGGCGTAAACATGCAAGTTGGTTATGTTAACGACGATTTCCAAAGAAACATGGTTACCATACTTGCTGAGGCTCGCCTTGTTCACTACGTAAAAGCAAACGATGTTAATGCATTCGTTTACGGCGATATTTCAACAGATATTGCGGCAATCGACCAACCATAAATAAATGGGGTGCGTAAAACACCCCTTTAAATTTGCACAATATGGAAAAGAAAAAACGAACAAAAAAGCCTGTTAATATTTCAATCGATACAAAGAATATCGACATTGAAATAAAACGCGACGAAAACGGCCTATCAATAGAAGTTGAAACGCCAAAAATTGATGCTAAATTGACCAAAAACGACAAGGGTTTAAACATTGATGTCGATATTAATGACACCGATTTTTATAATTTTGAGTCAAACGGAACGTCAAAGCATTTAATTAAAGGTCAAGTTTACAGGATTACAGGCGAAAAATTAAAGTTGTTTTTAAAACGCGGTTTTGGTAAATTAATAAAATAAAAAAATGATTGTTCAAATTTCAGATTTTACAGGTAAATACGAAATTCACACCGGTTTATACGATCAAACCAAATTACAGGATTACATCGACATTTACGAAAAGCGTTATTTAGTTGAATTACTTGGCGCGACTTTGTACAATGAATTTATTTCTGATTTGGATCCGTACAACGTGCCAATTTCGCCCAATTTTCAACAAATTTTTAACTCTTTTATTGAGGACCAAACGTTAGTTTTGGACAATCAAATTTTAATTAGTGAGGGTATAAAACAAATGTTGAAAGGGTTTATTTACTTTGAATATTTGAAAGACACAACAAACCAGATTACGCCAAACGGTTTGACAATTCCGAGCAACGAAAATTCAACAACGGCAACGACTCTTTATTCAATGATGTACACCAGATATAATGAAGCCGTGCGAACTTACCGAGCAATTCAATGGTATATTATAACCAATTACAATTTAAAAGGCGGTGCGGTTTTGAATTTTGGCATTTTAAATAATGGCACCGGTTACGTTAATACAACAGCAATAGCGCTAACAATTGGCGGTTCTGGTAATAATTTTATTGTTGAATACACAAGCGACGGAAACGAAATAACAAACGTTTATATTGAAAATGGCGGTTTTGATTATCAAATTAACGACGTTGTTACAATATCCGAAACCGCTTTAACGCCTTGTGAATTACAAATAAAAGAGGTTTCAAAAGGTTATTTTAGCAAATTTAACGGAGTGCGCAAATCTTTGGTTTATTGGTTATGACAAGCGAAATATCAATTATTGTTAAAGATTTAGTTTTGTCAATTGACAATTCAATCGTTGGAACGTTTGACAGCGTTACGGGCAAAACTTATTTTTGTAACACTAAATGGGCGCGAATTGGCAAACAAATAACCAACGATAACGACGAGTTATTTTTAATAACTGATATTGAGCCAAACGAATGGATAATTGCAACGCCTGTAAACCATACCAACGATTTAAACGGAATAGTTTATTTGAGCAATCCGTATTGGATAACAGGCACAAAGTTAGCCGCCAATATGGAATGGACCAAAGCAAACCAAACCGTAATGAGTAAAACACCGTTAATTTGGCTTGTTGAATTAATACGTTATCGAAAGTTTGGACGCGAGTCAACAATTGATTTTGAAAGCGATTTGAGATTGTTTTTTTTAGACGAAACAAACGTAACGCAATTTTACACAGCAGACCACCGCGACAACGTAGTTTTTCCAATGGAGCAACTTGTTAACGAGTTTATTGGAGTTATTAAAGCCAACAAATCATTTGAAACAATCGAAAATTACGAGGTAATAACCTTTAGTCGGTTTGGAGTTGAGCAACAAAACGGCATGTTTAAGAACATATTAGATGCAAATTTATCGGGCGTGGAATTACGCATTAACTTAAGAAAATATAAACAAAATTGTAAATGTTAAAAAATAAAAAAAAATGTTAGGATGTAATTGTAATGCGGGACTGTCCAACACAGGACGCCCAAATTGTTTGCCGATCCAATCGGTAACAAGTAAATTAATAATGGTTCCATTAGTTGCCAATGACGGGACGTTAAATTATATTGATTTAACAACAACGTTGCCAACTTGGAACGATTTAATAAATGAGCCGGACGCCTCAAAGCGTTGGTTCCCAACACCAATTTTTGAAAACGTAGAATTGCCAAAAGCGGACAGCCAATTTGAGGAGGCTAATTCTGGCCGTATGGTATTTTTAAGACAAGGGAAAAGGTCTTTTTCTGGCGAACTTTGGGCCGAGGATTCAAGCCCGACGTTATTATCTAAACTACAAAACAATCGTTGTGTTGATTTTGGCGTTTATATTGTTGACGTAAACGGCAATTTAATTGGTTCAAAAGTTAACGACGGTCTTTATCCAATACCTGTTGACAATCCAAGTTTTGATCCTAAATACATGTTTGCGACTGATTCAACAACTTCAAAAATAATGGTTGCATTTGATTTTGACAGGTTGTTTGATGAGGGAACAATGTACATGATAACACCAACGGAGGCAAACGTTAATTTTAACGATTTGAATGGTCTTATTGATGTTAACATATTAAACGAGGTAATTGCATCAACTTCAATTACTTTTGACGCGAAATTTGATTACGGAACCGCATTAAATCCGATTATTTATCAAGGAGCAACAGCGGGCGCAGATTGGACGTTATTTAATAACACAACATCTTTAGCGGTTTCGCCTTTGACAATAACAGAAAGCCCGGCGGGAACTTATGTTATAACATACGCGGCGCAAACGGCTGGCGATTCTTTGACGTTGTCAGTATCAAAGGACGGTTATGACGGTGAATTAACTTATTTAGCGGTGTAATGAAGTCGGTAAAAGTAGGCAATACAACGTTTAACGCTGATTATTTGGCAGAAAATTCGTTGTCTCAATGTTATGAAACCTTTGCTTTTTTACGAAAAGACATTGTAAAATTGGCATGGGAGCAAGTAAATGGAGCGCCAAAAAAGAAAACCAAAAAAGACAGTTAATAAACATGTTAATTGTGAAAAATAAAGGGGGTGCAAAAGCGCCCCTTTTTTTAATACCTTTGTTTTTATGGATTTAATGCAAACGGTTTTAGGCGATGCGTTACAACGTGCAATTCAATTAAAGCATGCGGAAATTTGGCGCGAAGTTTTTAAAGACGACCAATTTAAAGAGCAAATTCTGGATTGGATCCGTTGGGACCAGCTTTATAATGAGGGCGTTGATGAGTTAGGCGAAATTATTGGGACTTATTCGACTTTTACCGAAATGTTAAACCCAGAAAAACAGGCCGGAACACCATACACTTTGTACGATACCGGCGCATTTTATCGCTCGATGAGTATTGCAATACTTGAATTGGCAATTGAAATTGACGCGGACCCAATCAAAACAGATGAGTTTGGACAAACAACAGACCTTTTTGCGGAATATGGCGAGGGCATAATTGGTTTAACAGATGAAAGTAAACAAAAATTGGTTGAGGAACTTATTATTCGCTACCAAAACGAAGCATCAAGAATATTACAAGGGGATTGATGACATGCCATTATTCAATTGGATAAAATGCAACCAAGGTGAATTACAATTCACAAGAATAAATGGCAAAGGAAGTGATGAAATGGACGTTATAATATGGCAATACATTTATGACGATTATTTAAAAGAGTTTGGATTGAGTGAAACCTACAAACGTATGTTGAACGCAATGAAAAAAAAAGCGATTTTAGAATTGGACTTTGTGCTGACAGGAGATAGGTTTAAATTAACCGAAATCGAAATTGAAGAAACAAGATTAAAGTCGATGCTAAATAACGCTGGTAAAGGAACAACAATTGAGGAAAGTTTAATTTATATTTCCAAATGGATGGGTACTTGGTTAAACACTAAACAAATATCGGTTCGGGAATATTTTAATTTATTAGAGCAATATGGCAAAGCAAATAAAAGCAAGTGATTTATTTGACAACGAAGATATATTTAAAGGTGTCCGCGAAAGCGCAGAATTAACAATTGATGTATTAAGCAAGGTCAAAGCCGAGTTTAAACAAATGGCAGACGAGTCAAAAAAGTCAATTGCCAGTGCTGATTTAAGTAACGTTAAAGGTTTAAATGAGTTTATCACAGCGACAGAAAAAGCCAATAAGTTAAAAAAAGACACCATAACAATTGAGGAACAGGAAGCCAAAGCCAAAAAGAATTTAATTGCAATTGAGCGTGAAGAAGAAAAATTAAAACGTGAGAAATTAGCAACTGCAGAAAAGGAACGTAAAATTGCAGAACAACAAATAAAAGCAAGCGAAAAAGCAGCGAAACAAGCGCAGAACGAAGCAAGTGCCTACAAACAATTAGAAGCCAATACAAGAGCTCTTAAAAACCAATCTAAAGAGCTTGCCGCACAAATGTTGCAGATGGAAAGTGCTGGGATGCAAAGTACGGCAGCCTATCAAAAACTATCGGATGAATATACACAGGTAACGCTGGCAGCAAGAGAAGGTGATAAAGCATTAAAAGGCATTGATAAAACCGTTGGTGATAACTTCCGTAATGTTGGAAATTATGAGGGAGCAACACAAAATTTAAGAAAGGAATTAAAAGAATTGACCAAGACACTACAAACCATGGAATCAACCGACCCAAGGTTTGCAGAAATGAGTCAACGTGCTGGTGAATTAAAAGACCAAATTAATGATACAAATGCAGTTATAAAAGCCACAACAGGTTCGGGCGTAGAAAACATGGCTGGTGCATTGGCAAACACTGGTCAAATTGGTGTCGCTGCATTTCAAGGCGTAGAAAGTGCCATGGCATTAATGGGAGTCGAAAGTGAAGCGGTAATGGAAACAATGATGCGCCTACAGGCTCTTGCTGGATTAGGAGATGCATTAAAAACGTTAGGTGGTATAGGTGATACATTGACTGAAATACGTGCTGGATTTACGGCTGCATTGACCAAAATGGGCTTATTTACAGCCGCGACAAATGCTCAGACATTAGCGACAGAATCTCAAGTTCTTGCGACCGAAGCGAATACCGTCGCCACCACCGCTCAAGCAGTTGCCACAGAGGGTGCGGCTGTCGCAAGTGGAGTTCTTGGTAAAGCGATGAAGGCAATTCCTTTTGTAGCGATTGCCGCTGCGATTGGAACAGCGGTGTATGCAATGTATGAATGGCTGACCGTTTCTGATGAGGAAGCGAAAAAAGCGGCAGAAGCAAAAAGATTAGAAGAAGAAAGGCAAAAGGCAATTGAAGAAACAAACAAAGAAACAGAAAAAGCGAGCGAATATATTGCAGAAGAATCACAACAATTTATTGGTTTAATTTACCAATTAAAACAAACAAACGCTGGTTCTAAAGAACGTGAAAAAATGATTAAGTCCATAAATGCTCAATATGGAACAACATTAAAAAACATTCAAGACGAAACTAAATTTCAAGAGCAATTAAATTTGGCAGTTCAAGATTATATAACGTACCAAAGAAGACGTTATACGCTAGAATCAAATGCTGAAAAATTCAAAGCAATTTTAAAGGAACAGGAAAAAATTGGTATAAGATTAAAAGCATTAGGTATTGACCAACTTGATATTGATAAAAGAAAAATTGGTGAAGCGTATGCCGCACTAAGTGTTGATGAACAAAAACAGAAATTGTTTGATAATTATGCAAAATCAGTTGAAGAGCAACAAAAAGGAACTGATACTTATATGGGTAAGACCTTTATAACAGACGAACAGAGGGCAAAGAATTTTACCAAAACAATGAACAGCAAAGAAATAAAAGATGGATTTGCATTATTAAAACAATATGACAAACAACTTGAGGTTCTTGCTGGAAGTACGATTCAAACGACTTCGGAATTATCAAAATACAATTATAAAAATGGTGAATCAAATAAAACCACAGACAAAAATACTCAAAGTGTTAAAGAATATATTTTAGTTCTCGATGAAGTAAATGAGTATTTAAGTACACAAAGCGAATTATTGGCTAAAATAGATGAGTTTAAATACGAAAAATTAGTGAATGCGAAGCAAGATGAAATTGATTTATTATTGAGTGAAGATTTACGTTATGCACGTGAAACAGGTGAAGTTCAAGTTGAAGCATTGGAACAACTAATTGAAGAAAAATATCAATTAGAATTAGAAGCATTAAAACAAAAGCAAGCCGCAGCCGTTAGACAACTGGAAATTGAATATCAATTATTGGGGCAAAAAGAACGCGAAGAATTAGAAGATTCACGCATTGAAAGGCTTGCTCAAGAGGGTTTAACTGCAGAACAAAAGGAACAAATTAACAAAGATTATCAAGACAAATTAGCTGAAATAGAAAATAATAATTTGCAAAGGGCAGCCGACTTAGAATTGGAAAAACAAATTTTGACAGAAGAAACCAACAAAGAAATACTGGCATTAGACAAAACTAAAAATGACGAAATAATAGATGCCAATGAACAGCTTTATGATGCACAGGTCGAATATGCAGATGCAACAAATAAGTTGGCACAAGATACAGCCGAAAAACAAATCGAAATTGAAACAGCAAGAGCGGAAACACTTAAGAATATAGCCGACCAATTAACAACATATTTTATCGACCAATCAAATAAAAAGATTGAACAAATTGATAAAGAAATAGAAGCTGCAGAAAACCAATATGAGACTTTAAAAACGTTGGCAGAAAATGGCAACATAAATGCAAGAGAAAGCCTTGCAGAACAGCAAAGAATTATCAATGAAGCCAATCGTAAAAAAGAAAAAGAATTGCGCAGACAACAGGCAATTCAAATGGCAAGTGCGGTCTATTCAACATACAATGCAAAAGTTCTTGAAGGTGTAGAAAATCCATTATTGGAAACAATAAAAGACACCGTACTTCTACAACAATTTGCCAACACATTATTAAGCCAATTACCAGCGTTCTTTGATGGAACAGAAGACACAGGTACAAATGGTCGTGGTGTGGATGGTAAAGGTGGATTTCATGCAATACTGCATCCAAACGAAAGGGTCATTCCAAAGAGTTTAAATGAACAAATTGGAAGCATGACCAATGAACAATTAGCGACATTGGCACAGAATTACAACAATGGTAGATTGATAGGTAATACACAAAATACATCGGCATTTGAAACAGCAATTTTGGTATCAAAAATAGATGAGTTAAACAACACAATAAAAAACAAGCCAGAAACCAATATTGAATTAGGTGAAATTACTCAATCAGTTATGCAAATTGTCAAGAGTACAAAGCAAGGAAATACCATAAAAACTAATCGTTACAAAATAAGAAAATGAGACATTTTATAAACAACATAGAAATTTCTCCAAAGAACGTTAACGACATTGGTTTAATATCCGATTTCACAATTAAAAGCAATCCCGATTTATTGTCTTTAAATGTTGATTCTATTACACTTGTTAGAGAGGGATATGATTTAGTTAAACAGCATATTTCAAACATTGGTTTATTCGAAGGTATTCCATATCGAGTAGAAATGGAACCAAATATTTCATTGGAATATTACATTGATTTAACCGATGCAAGTTGCGTATTTAAACAGCATGAATGCGAGGTAAAAATAAAACGTCGCCTTGCAAATGATTCGTTTTTTGATAATGCCAACGGCACAACATTTGAATTGATGTTAAAACGCGGCGTTAATTTTCCAACGTTTAACGTTCCTTATTTAATCGTAAAAGACAACCAACTTGAAGTTGGTATTTCTTTGAGTTTATCAATTTTTGGCATAACAAAAGAATTAATTTCCGCGGTTCGCGACGTCCAAGAAAGTATTGCGGAATTGGTCCAAGCAACAACACCCAATGCGGGGGTTCCGCCGTCAATCGATACAGGCGACATTATCGCGTTATCAATTAAAGTTGCGGCGCGAATTATTTATTTCATTGCGCTTGCCTTGGCAATTATTGATTTGGCAAACCAATTGTTTGAATTGATTTTCCCGCCATTACGTTATTTAAAAGCATGTAAATTAATTGATTTATTAACAATTGGTTGCGCTCATTTAGGTTACACGTTCCAAAGTTCAACATTACAAGCGTTTTCAAATTACACCGTTTTGCCGGTGCCATTGGTTCGCGATCGTGACAGCATTTTTGACATTACGCCAAGTTCAATGATTTTACCATTTAATAAAGGCGTTCCGAGTTCATCTGATACCGTGGCAACATTAGGCGCCTTAATGGACGCGGCCGCAACACTTATAAACGGCGAAACAAGGGTTGTTAATGGGGTTGTAAGGTTGGAACGTTGGGACTATTACCAGAATGCAACAACAAACCAAATTTTACCGGCCTTAAATTTACAGGCGGAACGCGACGAGGCATTTAGCTACAATGTTGATGACATTTGGAAACGTTATTACATACATTATAATTTGGACCTTGGCGATTTACATACAATGGACGTCATGTATAACTATCATGATTCGGAATATAGCACGGAGCCAACAAGTTTTGTTAATGCTGATTTGGTAAGTATAAAAGGCTTAAACGATGTAAACCCGCCGTTTTCACTTGGACGCCGTAAAACATTGTTTACAGATGTTGAATTAACCGCCAAAATATTTTTTAATCTAATCGATACAATAACCGGCGCATTGGGTAACGGTACCAGTTTTGAAAGTTTAATTGATAAAAGACTTGGCGCGTTAATGATTAGTCAAAACTTTTTTACCCAGACTAAATTACTTTGGACCATTGGCGGCAACCAACCGCAGAATTATTTAAACTATTTAAGCGCCAAATCATTATGGAACAATTTTCATTACATTAATCAAATTCAATTAAGGGACACAATAATAAAAAATGACGCCAGAGTCATGCTAACGAACGCTGAATTTTTAACTTTGTTAAATAATAATTACGCAATTATTGAGGGTCAAACGTGCGAAATATTGCGCATTGAATTTGTAGACAATACGCATTTTGCACAAATAACTTATAAGGTCCCAAATGATTACGCAAACGGCCGCGTTTATACATTAACAATAAATGAATAATGGAACATTTAGAACAATTTAAAGAAATAAGCAATACGTTAAAACAATCGTTTGAAAAGTTAGAACAATTGCAAAGGTCGTTTTTAGGCGATTTGCCGAACGATATTAAAGAAAAGATAAAACCTATTCAAAAAGATATTGAAAGTTCGTTAAAAGCGTTTAAACGTGGCGACATTAACAAAATAAATAAAATTTATCAACGCTATGCCGATTCAAATACAAAATAAAGAGTTTACAGATATTTTTGCCAATGACCTTGGATTTTATCAAAGTAACGCCGGCGATTTAACCGCGGTAACTTTAACGATACATTCAAACATTAGCGTTACGTCAATAAACAACCCCATTACGCTCGATATTTCAACATATCAAATATTTAGCGCAACAACGGGCTGGCTCGATGAGGGTTTTCGATTGGGCGACACCGTCGAAATTGCCTTTTACGATAACACAAGTTCAACCCCTTTAAACAGTTACAATGCAACAATTAATTATGTTGATAACGATTACATTGAAGTAAGTACTTTATTGGGTTGGTACGATCCAACACAGGGACAATTTGCGGTTATAACTGTAATTGACCGGGACCGCGACACGCTCGAAATAAATGTTAATCATGTACTTAATAATGTAACAGGGTCCGAATTTAGTTTAATTGACGGCGAAGCGACACGCGCCAAATTTGAGGGCATTAATTCAATGATTGTTGGCGACGACATTACAGGCGTAAAAGTAGGCAATCAATCCGGACAATTTAACGTTGCCTCAATACTTGAAAGGATAACAGACGCGCCAAACGATCAAAGGGCTTATAAACTTTACATTTATATTATTAATTCCGGAATTTATGAGCAAAGCTGGTTTAACAGTTCTAATTGTTTAAAGTTTTATTTAAAATTAAGTTGGTCGTCATTAGCAAACGAGCCATTTGGCCAGACTGTAAAAGTTTTAAACGACACCGCCAATACAGGTTGGTTTAATGAGGCTTATAATGCCAGCGTAATTGATGCGACGTTAATACAGGGCGTTAATCAATTAGACTATTCAACACCAACAACCGGGCAATTTGTTATTGATTCGGCAAGTACTGAGTTTGGTTTTGGCGCTTGTTACGTATCGATTGACCCTAATTACTATAAGAATAAACTTGAAAGTCAAAGCGTTTTTGGCATGATAATACCAACACGCGAGTTTACAATTGGAGTTGCTGAAACAAGCGAAACAAATTTAACGGGTGCTGGTTACGATTTTGAAATTACCAACATTACAACCGTTGGAACCGTTCACACAATCGACTATATTTTTACACCAAACGCACAATTTGACGCGTTTTTTGACAGCGTCGAAGACGGCAACAGGTTATTTTATGTTTGGGCCAAGTATGGAAATGTTAATTTACTTGTGTTTAATGGTCAATTGACAAAGGAACCGCCTGTTGGGGGTGCAATTGATGTATTTAAAGCTGATTATTACGACCATTCGCAACAATTAGTTAGTCCGAGCGTGACAATGTACGGTTATGAGTCAAATATTGAAGACGATTTAAGTTTTCAAATGGATTTTTGGCTAAACACAGGCGAACAATACGATAGTTTAACGGCAAAAATTGAAGCATTTAACAGCGTAACAAACGAAAGTTTTGATTTATTTACAACTTTCTTTGATTTTGGAGCCGTTCCTTTCTTTAATAATCAACATATTTTAAATTTTAACCAAATAATAAACCCAGAATTAACCACAACGTCGGTAAAAAGGGCCGCAACATTAAGTTTAAACCCGTCAATTGATGTTGCCGGTAAATACGGGGCAACGCTTTATTTTCCTTTTATTGAACGTTGGCAATATTGGTTACCACAGTTAAACGCAGACGCAGAATTTTACCCATTAAATCAAACGCAAAATTGGTTAAATTACGAGTTTTCGCCGTCTGGCAATTGGACCGTTCAAACAAAAATAATTTTGGTTAAATCCGGTTTAAGTTATGTTTACGCGGACCCAATAACAATTAAAAAATATAATTCGGACCCGGTAATTGATCAAACAATTACACTAATTCGCGACATTGACAACCAAGTTGTAACAAGCGTAATTGAGGGCGAATTAATGCGAATAAGAGTTAACAACGTTTTGGATAATGGCGAAAATTGGAACATTGATGAGACATGGGGACAAATAACAATCGAACCGTTTGAAAGCGCACCAAGGTTTTTTGTAAGTTCTGTTGTGCCATACGATAACAACCCTAACAACCCATTAACACCGATTACGGGTAATTTGGTTCCTGTTACATTTCCAACAGGCGACAACGCGCAAATGGAGTGTTATTTTAACCCAAGCGTTATGGATTTAACCAACGGCGTAAAAATAACATGCAAGGTAAAAGGTTGCGCCGGATTAGAATTCGCCGGTTATAAAATGACCACAGACGGTCAGTATAAATTCACAACAGATTATGAACAAAAAATAATATCTTAAATTATGGGAATACAAATTAATCAATATCCATTAACAGCAACGGCGCTGAATAATGAAGACTACCTTGATGTTGACCAATGGAACGGATCAGCATTTGAAAGTAAAAAAATATCTGGTGGAGTTCTACGGAATCAAGTAATACCGGGAATATTTACCCAATTATCAGAAGCAACGGTTGCTGCAACAACTTCCGAAACCTCATTGTTGGGAATTGGCAACGGAACGTTGACTGTGCCAGCTGATACATTCCAGATTGGAGATACGTTTTCTTTCAAAATGTGCGGAACATTTAGCGCACATAACAACGACACATTCACATTTAGAATTAAATCCGGGAGCGTTATTTTAGCGACAAGCGGACCAATTACAATGCCGACATGTACGGCTCAAACTTTTGAATTAGTGGCCGATTTTTGCATTCGAGCAATAGGAACAACAGGCGTTGCGGAAATTGTAACAAATGGATCATTTACATACAATAAAAACGGCTCAAACGCATTTGAAGGGCAAAATTTTATTGATAAAAACAACACAACATTTGATACTACAATTGGCAATACTTTGGACATTACAGTTCAATTTAGTTCAACAAATGCCGGTAATTCGATGACCTCAAAAGTTGTATATTTGACAAAAGTTTATTAAACATGTGCGATTGTATAAAATTAACCTATCATGTATTTGATGACCCCAGCGCCAACACAACAATTGAACTTGGCGCGATTGGTTCTCAAAACGGTTACAATGTTTTTGAGTTTACGGTTGGGGACACTACGTATTATATTTGGCATGATGCCGCCGATAATTGGAACGTTACAACAACCCTTGGAGTTTTACCGGCAATTACAGGAATAAAAAACAACGAAGATCAATGCCCATTGGCCTCAATACCGATTTGGTTACCGGGTGCGGTTTTTGATGTTTTCACAACCGAGCCATGCACAGATTGTAAATGCTTAAAAGTAGTTATTCAAGAAACAAACGACGCGCCAATTTATCAATTTGATTTAAATAATTCTGGGTCTTATAACGCTAAAAACACTTGGGAGTGGTCAATTGGAGCAATAAATTATTATCTTTTCTTTGACGGTTCTGATTGGCAACTTACAACCGATTCAATTGGAGGCACGGCAACCGTTGGAACTTTGGAGGGCGCTTTAAATTGTCCTGTTGGCGGTCCGGGAAATTGGATTTTAGGACCATTTATATTTTATTTTGAAACCCGTAGTTGTGGTTGTGTTAAACGTGAAGACCGTTACGCACAGGAATTTAAATCAATTAAATTGCCGTCAACGTTTCAAGAGCAAAACCGCGGTTTAAAAGATTGTTGCTGTAAACAAATGGTTTTAGCAAGCGAAGAAACGGAAAGTTGGAAAAACGACGTAACGAGCGCATGGCTTAAAATTAGCGACGTTTCAGATAGTTATTCATTTAAACTTTACAAAGAGGGTCAATTAACTAATTACACCCCCATAATCAATCAATTTGTAAACGATGAAAACGCGTTTTACACTACAATTGAATGGCGCGACGTTTTACAAAGTGACGGCATTGGCTGTTATCAAATCGTTATTGAATATCAAATTGCGGGCATTACAGGCTCTTTGACATGGGGCGAATATCAATTAAAAGTTTATTCAATTCAAAACGCTTTAAAAACGGCCAGAATAAAAGCAATATTTAACGGCTACCATGAAACGGACGGAATAGATTTTACAGGCTCAAATGTAGTTAGTACACACCGCTTTTTTGGATTTATTGGGGACCAACAACCAAACATGGAAATTGACAACCTTATTTACAACAATAGGGAAATGAAGCGAAACATTAGGGAAAATTTATTCGATTACACAATAACAACAGACCCAGAAAACGAGTGCATTATAAGGCCTTTAGTTGAGCTTTATTTATTGAGTGAAAACGAATTATTTATTTCGGATTACAACGCGCATAATTACAGTTATCGTTATTTAGATTTTCCGGTAATTGTAAGTGAAAGCCCCTCAATTGAGTATAAAGATTTTAGCCGCAAAGCAATATTAACATGCAAGGTTTCAGATAAATTTAAAAACAAACGAACTTATTACAATGGATAAAATATATTTACAAGGCAATTACATTATTGTTGAGCAAAGCGGCGAAACGTTTGTTTACTCAAAAAACTTTTGTACGTATTACGAAACGGCAACAACTATTTTAATTCAACAGAATTTAAGTAGTCCCGTTTTAAGGACGTGCGCAATTCCGATTGTTGACATTCCTAATTATTACGATCAAACAGGCGTAACACCGTACACAACAACAACATTAAAAGACTTTTTACGTACCAATTCGGGTTTTAAATCGGCGTCGGGCGGAAGCGGCGCGGCATGGGGAACAATTACAGGAACATTGACCAGCCAAACAGATTTAAACACAGCATTAAGCGGAAAACAAGACACGTTAACAAGCGGCACCAATATTAAAACGATTAACGGCAATTCTTTGTTGGGTTCTGGAAATTTAAGCGTTGGAAATACTTTGAGTATAACAACCGGCTTAAACGTAACAGGAACAACAGCAATGACAAAAAGCGCGTCAATACTAATTGCGGCCAATTCGATTACTCAAAGAACAGTTTTAGAAGTTATTTCAAGGGCAATAAGAATAAGCGGCACAGCGTCAACGATATTTCACCAGATTTTTATTAATACAACAGATTCATTGACTGGCGCAACATTACTCGGCGTTTTCAATTCATTGACGGCAACTAATTATTTTAGCCAAGGCACGCGACAAATTTTTATCGATACGTCAACAAACCAATTAACGGTTGTAAATGCCGGCGCAACGATTGCAACAGATTACGTAAACACCGGCGCGAATACTATTTTAACATTTAATCCGGTAAATAATTATTACATTATTTTTGCGGTTCAACCATTTAATACAGGCGACACAACTAAAATACAATTTGGATTAATTAAAAAATATGAGTGAAATTATTAAAATAACAGGCGGCTTTAAATGTAATGATTCGATTTATAATTTTGTCGACATTGATAATAAACAATATAGTATTGTAAGCGAAACACAAGTTTTAATTTTTACTGATTGCGGGCTTATTTTGTTTGATTTAACATGCTCAATTAACAACAAAACGTTTAACAATGTTGACGAGTTTTTAACCGCTTTATTTGATTAATTTTTAATCAATACGTAATTTTACGTAAATTTGAAAAAAAAAAATGGTAAAAATATTTATTTCTGGCAATTATTTAATTATCGAAGCGGACCGCAAAACATACGAGTTTGCAATGCGTTGGACAATTTACCGTTACAACAATACAACGCGCCAAATCGATTTAATTGAGTTTAATGGGGGAAAATATATCATTACCGCTAAAATGATAACAGATGAGGTTATTGTTGACGAAAACAACAACCCATTTACATTTGAAAGTTTAACCGATTTTTTACGTAATTACACCGGACAATGAACCCTTTAACACTAATCGAACTTATAAAAAAACATGGCGCAATTGGCGTATTGGTTGCGTGGTTGTTTTGGACTAATATAAGATTGAGCGAAGTTGAAACAAAACTTTACAATTGTTTAGACGACAAAAAACCAACGCCAGAATTAAGCAAAACCGACACCATTAAACCGGTTGCAATTTTACCAAAGGAATTAATTTATGGTTAGAAAATACACCGACATTGAGTTAATACAAATTGTCGAAAAACTACCAACATTTAAAGGTTGGTTTGCTGGTGTTTATGATTTTTGGATACGATCTAATGAAGACATTTTCAATCAATTCGACGACAAAGTTTATACTTTTGAATGTACAAAAGACAATCAACGCCCGCGGTTTATTATGGTTTGTTCTGGGACATCAAACGCCGGCGCACAGGGTTTAAAACGATTTGATACTTATAATTCTTTGGGTTGCGCTATTTTAAAGTCGGACACAATAGTTTATAATTCGCATGTTTTTGGAAAACACCGGGGCCAATACGATGCGTATATTCAAAATAAACCATTTCCATATTTTCGAGACAACGACCGCGACGACAAAAGCGAAGAAATTGGAAAAGAATATACAAACATAATTGGAGCCAATTGCCACAGGGCCGGGCAAAATTCAACACAAATTGACGGTTGGTCATTGGCTTGCCTTGTAAGGAACCAACGCAAACAATATGACAGTTGGCTTGTCTTTATGAATAAAAGGCCGTTAACGGTTGCAATTCTCAAAGAAACATAATATATTTATTTTTTATTCTACTCAATAGCCTTTTTTGACGAATTTTAGGTAAAAAAGACCCATTTAGTTATGGGTTTTTTCGTTATATTTGTTTGAACATAGTAGTTTAATGGTTATTAGGTCAACGCGAAACCCTTGTTTTCACAGGGGTTTTTGTTTTTTTTATATTTTTTTTACTTTTTTTTTACTGTCAATTGTTGTTATATTAAATTAAATTAATATATTTGTAAAATCAATAAGGCACAAAACAAAAAAAAACAGAATATGAAAACAACAAATTGGATTCCACAACCGAATGAACTTGTTAGATTTAACGGCAAATTATTCAACATTATTTCTATTAATTTAGATAATAAATGTACAATTAAACAATTTACAAGCACAAAAAGAATTGGTAAAAAATTTTCAAATATTAATATATCTGAACTTCAAAAAATAGATTAATGAAAATTTAAAAGCAACTACAATTTTAAGATAAAAAAACAGGGGCGCGACTGAAACGCGCATTTTATTAACCTTTAAAAACAGAAAACATGAAAACTTTTAAAATCAATTTTTTAGACATCGACAACAACGAAATTTACTCAAAAATTGACACTTTTTTTGATGAGCGCGATGCGGAAAAATACGCAACGCATAAAATTGCAACAACAAGCGACGAGTGTTTAACATTTGAAATTTACGAATTATGAAAAACTTTTTAAAATTAGCGTTGGCGGTTTATTTACTTGGTTTAATAATCGGAATAATTGAAAGTATATGAAAAATTTTGAATTAATAGAATATTTATTACAGGACGAGCAAGTCGAATTTGTAATTGACGGCGTTTATTACACGGTTCAATACGATTTAAAAGACAATGAAGTTGATTTTGATTCAATGACATTTTACTATTTAAACGACGAAATGGACAGCGTTTTTATACCAAATGCAGAATTAAATAAATTTGGTTTTGATTTACGTTTTAGGTATTGGTTACATGGCGAAATTGACAGCCGCGTCGAATTTGAATTAACAGAACAATTTTATAACGAACACCCAGAATTTAGGAGAAATTATTATGAATATTAAAGAATTAATTAAATTGCATGAATTGAGTTTAGTTTATTTACGACTAATCAAAAACGCACAGGACCAAATAGACAACATGAATAATTACAATAAAGAGTTCAATCCGCAATTTGGTTTTGGTTACGATCAAAGCGAAATTGACACACACCAGCGCGAAATTGAACGTTTAAAAGTAATGTATTTAAAAACGATTTACGAACTTCAACATTTTGAGTATGGACAACAGGCTTTTTAATTGGTATATTAACGACATTGAACGCAAGGCGTTTTTTACCACATACAACATTGAGTTAATGAATAGATTGCGAACAATAAAAATGTTACAAAATGAAAATCGAAATAAAAGCGCAAAGGAGCAAAAAGACAAAGCGCGTAACAATGGAAATTGAAGTAAAAGACTTAAAAGATTTGCACGTCATTACCTGGCAAATGGTTAACAATCTAATTAACGGCGTCGAATACTATCAAAACGAATGGAAGTCCAACCGTTATTGGTGCCAAATGGAGTTTGTGCAAAAGTCCGATTTTATCGAAAAACAAATTGACGGCAAATATTACAGGATTTATAAATCTAATATCGTTTAAATATTTATATTTGTTTTAAATACCGACCAATGAAAAATTTTAATACAAGTCTTTTTTATATTGAAACCTCGCATTTGGAATGCCGCCTTGGTCGGGGCTACCTTTGCGGGGTTTCATTTTTTAAATACCGACCAATATGGCAAACAACAAACCAGAACAACGAAAAGCATTTAATTTTCTTTTAAGTTATTACGACGTTTTTAAACGTTTGCCAGATTCGGAGTCAAAGGCAAAATTTATAACAGCAATTTGCGAAAAACAATTTTTTGGCATTGATCCAGATTTAACCGGTATCGAAGAATTTGCCTATGCAAGCCAAAAACATGCAATCGATAAAAGTCGAACAGGTTGGGAAGACATACAAAAACGCGAAAAAATTGTTGTCCCTTCGGTAGGGCCTTCGGTAGGGTCTTCGGTAGGGCCTTCGATACAAGAGAAAGAACAAGAGAAAGAACAAGTAAAAGAGAAAGAACAAAAATTAAATATTAACGAACGCAAACAAATTTTTTATTTAAGCCTGTCAAAGTATTTAAATGAATACAGCGAAGAAATGATCAACGATTTTTTTGGTTATTGGTCCGAGCATGGCGAAAACGATAAAAAAATGAGGTTTGAAAAACAAACAACGTTCGGAATAAGTCAACGCCTCAAAACATGGGCGCGAAATGAAAAAACAAATTTTAACAACCATAAAAAAATAAACCATGAGCAACATGATAAAATTATCCAAGCAATTAGAATTACCGGAAAGCGATTTTAACGACGTTAAATTATCTTTGTACGTAGCTTTTGAGCGAACCGGTACGCCAATGGAAACAACAATAAATGCAATTGATTACATTGCGGAAACAATTATTGTTGAATTTAAAGAATTAACTTGCGAGCAAATAATTGAGGCATTGCGAAACGGCGGTTTGGGGAAATATGGCCGAACTTATAAATTAACCATTCAAGAAATTTGCATTTGGATTCGTACCTATATTAAAGAAAATTCGCCGGTTAAAGCATTTCACCCAACAGTTTACGAATAATGTATAAAAAACTTGAAAACGTCAAAATTGAATTGGACCAATTACGGGAACGCGGAAACGAACGCGGCGCCTCAATTGGTTTTGGCTGGGAACGGTTACCATACACCGTAAAATTAGGTTGCACAACATACATTGGCGCGGCACCTGGAAGCGGTAAAACCGAGTTTTGGTTTGAAATTCTTATAAACTTAAGTTGTTTGCACGGTTACAATCATGTAATTTTCAGCCCGGAAACAGGCGACGCAAAAGACATTTTTGCAGAATTATGCCATAAATACATTGGAAAAAAATACATTAAAGGCCATAACGCAATGGACGAAATCGAACGAACTCGCGCGGAATATTTCATAAATGAGCATTTTTTTGTTATTGATCCGGGCGATGAGGATTTAACACTTGAAACATTTTACGAAACAGTTGAGAAAATCGAAATTGAAACCGGTTTAACCATTCACACAACGACAATTGACCCATGGAACGAACTTACCGAGAATTTTAAACCAAACGATTTGGGACGAGAGGACAAATATTTATCGCGAATTTTAGGAATAGTAAGGCGTAATGCTAAAAAAACAAACCGCCACAATTGTATTATTACGCATGTACGGGACCAATCGCCCATTACAAAAGACAATGTAACCTATTACCCACCACCAACGGCGCGCGATTTGGCCGGCGGTCAAGTATGGTTTCGCAAAGGTTTGGCGGTTTTAACTTTATGGCGCCCCCCAGCTGGCATTGCAACAGATGAAACCGGACCATACAAGGAAAACGAATTACATGTAAGGGTTGCAAAGCCAAAACCAAAAGGCGTTGCAATTGCTGGCGTTTATAAACTATATTTGGACGTTGAAAAATACCAATATTACAGCCTCAATTATTGGGGTGAAAAAGAATTTGCAAATCGAAAGCCATGAACGAAATAAACATGTTATTTACAAAATCAACTATTTTAACCCTTATTGATTCGATGAGGTTTACAATAGAAGATTTAAAGAAAAAAGAAAATCCAAACGGCCAGCCATACATTGAGGGCATGACAAAGCACGTTAAAAATTTAATCGATGTTTACACCATTATTAAAGATTTGGAAATTGAACTAAAAACTTTGAAACAAAACAACAGTAATTATCATATTCAAGTCATGAAACAATTACATGAAATAGAACAATTGAAAAAAGCTAATGAAAATTTAATTGCCGGATTATGAAAAAATGCAAAAATTGTAAACAACCATTTACACCGCGATTTAGTTTTTTTGAAAAATATTGTTGGTCCGAGAATTGCAAATTTATTGAGGCAATGGAAAAGTTAAATCAACACAAAGCAAACGAAAAAAAGCGCATTGCAAAAAAGAAAAAAGAACTATTAACAAAACAGGATTGGTTAAAAATAGCACAACAGGCGTTTAATGCCTACATTCGAGAACGCGACAAGGGGAAAAAATGTATTTCGTGCGATAAAATATTAATTGGCAAATTTGACGCGAGCCATTTCTACAATGCGAATAATCATTATATGTTACGATTTGATGAGGACAACGTACACGGTCAATGCGTTCGATGTAACCAGCATTTACACGGCAATTTAATTGAATATCGGAACGGATTAATTGAACGAATTGGATTAATTAACCTGTTACATTTGGAAAAACAAGCCCATAAAACCCGAAACTTTACTATTGAAGACCTTAAATATTTAAGCGATATTTATAAAAAGACAAAAAAAATTATTGCTAAATAGATTTATATTAAAATAAATTTATATATTTGTTCATGTCAAACAAAAAAACAGGCAATATGAAAACGGTTAAAGAATTAAGAATTGAGTTAAAAAGCATTCAAAAACAAATAAACATGATTTGTAACAAACCATTGCATAAAATGGCAAATGAGCAAATTAAAGCGTTTTATTTAAGAAAATTAAGCGAATTACAATTTTTAAAAATTGATTTATTGGACCAGATTGTTAAAATTAACGATTAATAAATTGAGGGGTGCGGCTCAATCAACGCACGTTTTTAAATTTTAAATCATGAAAACAGGACAAAAAGAAACAACACGCCAAAAATACATGGACGTATTAAACGAAATTCATTTGGCTTTAAATTACAATCCAAACGCCGATTTATTGAGAATTTGCACAGCGCACAAAGTAAATAACTTAATACCAACTTATTTGCGTCGAATGGGCGTAATTGTAATGTTACCGCACGGCAACAAATGGAACGATAACAATTTAACAAAGTCTCAAATGATTGAACGTTTGCACTTAATGAAACGCGAAGCAAACGAGCAAAGCAAAATAAGACGTTCTAAAGGACAATTAACTATTGAGCCGATAGAATATACTAAAAAAGATTTAAACGCTTGGAAATCGAACATAAAAGACCAAAAAAGCATAAAATCAGATTTACCAATTCAACAGCCAGAACAAAAACGCGGTTTTGAATTAAAATTATTTGGATTCACAATTATAAAAATAAACAGATGAAAACAGAAAAAACAGAACAACCGTTAAACATTTATACGGCAATGGTTAACGTAATGAATGAAGTAAAAAACATTGACAAATCATTAACAGTTGGCGACGGCAAAGCAAGTTACAAAGGCGTTGCGGACAAAGATGTTAAAATGATCATTGGGCAAAGTATGGCAAAAAATGGATTGGTTTGTTTTCCGATCAGCATTGAACCTAAAATAACTGTTGAGCGCTGGAATGAGACACAAACATATAACGGTCAAACATACGATAAAGTGAAACAATCTGTATTCACAGAAGTACTGGCAAAATACCGTATTGTACATGTTCCAACAGGAGAATCGATTGAAATTGTTGGTTATGGTCATGGGGTTGATACTCAAGATAAAAGCGCTGGTAAAGCAACTACATACGCCTTGAAGAATGCTTTATTGTATTCGTTCCTGGTGCCAACTGGTGCTATTGATGATACTGACCGTACTCATTCTAACGAAATAGAAACACCACAGGTCAGCAATAAAATTCCATTGAATGATAATCAATTCATTCGTGCATTAAAAGCAATAAAAGAAGGTGAGATAACAAAAGAACAGCTGGCAAATGAATATCAGCTAACAGAATCTCAATTAGGAACTTTAAAAAACATGAAATGAAACAGACAGCCGTTGACTTTTTATATGAGTTTGTATTATTACAACTTACAAATGAACAACAAGCGCAATTTGAAGGACTATTCCAACAAGCCAAAGCAATGGAGAAGGATTTGGTAGAATTCTCTTAGAAACTTGGATATTGCGACCATTTTAAAGAAACCTTTAAATCAGAATAATATGAAAAGCCCTGGAGCTGGAGCAACTCAAAGAGAAATATCCATCCATGAGAGAGGAGATGATTCCATTGACTGACTGGAAAGATAACTCAGCCAACAACCTGACAAAGTGCATCATCTTTTGGATCAAGGCAATGGGAGGACAAGCTGAGAGAATCTCCAATCAAGGACAATACAGAGCTGGCAACAAGATTCAAGTTGGTGATACATTCAAGCAACTCCCTGGAAAGTGGACTCCAGGAACAGGCACC